AGCATGCCTTTGCTGCCCACAGAAACCTGATCAGGGTTTAGGCTAAGACCTCGCGCAAACTCCTGACTTGCCGCCAACTTGATAAACTCATTCAGCTTAGAAACCGCTGCGCTAATAGTTGGCAGCAATCCTTGGCCAATGTTAGTTTTAAGGTCGTCTATTGCGTTCTGAAACTTTGCAATGTTTTGCGCTGCCGTTGGCATCCCATCTGCGCTTGCCGTCAGCTCGTTTAATCCCTTGGTCAACGCCGGGAAGAATTGATCGGCGGTCAGCTTCCCTGATTCAACCAGCTTGATCAGTTCCTGTTGTGTCAGCCCTAGGCCCCTGGCGGCTGCAGCAAACGCAATCGGCAGGCGCTCTCCAAGCTGCCCTCGCAGCTCTTCCATCTGCACAGTGCCCTTGCTGGCGACCTGCTGCAGCGCCAGCAGGCTACCGGACAATTCGTCGTCACTGAGCCCCAGCTGCTGCGCTGCCTTGCTCACCGCAGCGAACAGATCGCGCTGAGTCTCGATCGGTACATTCGCTGCCGTTGCAGCTGCCGTAAAGCTGCTGAATGTTTGCGCTAACGTCTTGAATGACAGGCCAAGATCATCAGCCAGGCCGCGCGTAAAGTTCAGCGCCCCCGCTGCACCTTGTTCTCCTAGCGTATTTGCCAGCTTTCGTGTAATGGTTTCAAGCTCAATCGCAGCCTGCACCGATTGCCGCAGAAACTCACCAACCGCCAGCGTGCCTAACGCTGCTCCTAGCGAATTGACGGCTGCTGATGCCAGCCCTAGCCGTTGATCAAAGCCCTTGAATGCTGCTGCCGCTTCACTGCCGGCACGCTCTGCCGTCGTCGCAAATCGCCCCAGGTCTCGTGTCGCCTGATCTTGCTCGACCTTAATGCCAAGCTCAACAGTGCCGAGTGATTCCGCCATGCCCTAGCTTGCCGGAAACCTATCCCATGGCTTCAGCTCTCCTGGCACTGCAGAACGCTATCGCTACCTTCGATGTGCCGACCGTTGGCACCATCGTTGATCAGCGCACAGGTAACGTCCTGCCCCGCACCGAACGTGTCTCGGTCAGTCTCTATCTACGACAAGGCAGCATCTCAGAAACCGACGTCCCAGGCGTTGGCAGTGCCGTTGATGTCTTCGACGGTTATGCCATTGATCCGCAGGCGCTAGACGTCAGGATCGTCGCCGGTGTTCGCGGTTTGCTTGCATTCTCGGCTGATGATCCGATGCCGTGCGAGCTGGTCAAAAGTCGTGAACCATATGGCACCACCGGATTGATCGGCTCGACCCTGCAGCAGGTCATCGGTGATCGTGTCCGCATTGTTCGCTATCGGCAGACAAGCCAAACACAATGACCCAGATCAGGGCAACTGCCAAGCTGACAGGATTCTCGCCGCAGTTCATCACCGCCAGGGTGCCGATCATCCTGCGGCAATACGATGCCGTGATCTTCCCGGCCTTCAAGACCGAGATCAGCACTGCTCAGTTCCCGTGGCCACGCACAACGATTCGGCGCAATGGGCAGGTGGTCGGCAGCCCTCGAGATATCGTCGACCTGGGGCGTCTCAGGGCCTCACAGCAGCGCGTCACGCTAGGCGCTGCAGGATTGAGCCTTGGCTACCGCTGGGGCGGCCCACAGGCCTCCTATGCGCCTCTCGTGCTCACCGGCTACGTGACCAGTCGCGGATCAGTCGTGCCAGGTCGAGACTGGATCCTGCCGGCCCTGAATCGGCATCCGCTCGATGTGTTCTTTGCTCAACAATGGCGCCGTTTGTCTGGTGCCACGGCATGAAAAAACCCCAGGGCATCACTCCTGGGGCTGCACCACCAACACATCAACCCATCACACGGTAGCAACAACCGTCGGCGCTGTACCGGTGCCGCCAATACTGGCCAGCAGCGGCGTCAGGATTTCACCGTTGACATAGCCCCGGCCGCCAGCAACCAGCGTCACGCTGGTGACAGCACCGCTGCCCACAACGAACGTGGCCGTTGCGCCAACGCCAGAGCCGCCGTAGAGCGCAATGCCGGTATAGGTGGCATTGCTGAGGCCTGACCCGACGCTGCCGCCGCTGGTTGTGACCGCAGTCACGGCACCAGACAGGCCCTGTTTCACGAACACATAGGAGCCGTAGCCCGTCAGAGTGAAGCTGACCGATGCGATGTTGCCGGCCTGCACATCCTCGGAGAAGTCCGACACCTGCGCCACACCGGTATGCACCTCGGGGTAAGACGAGCTGCTGCCGTCGGTGACCGGGGTTTCCCTCCACCACTGCAGCGTTGCGCCGGCGGTTGCATCTTTGTAGGCCGCCTTGCAGGCCTGATACCCAGCGCTGCTAACGTCCAGGTTCATCGTGACCGGGATGCTGTAGCTGTTGCCGGTAACCAGCTGGGTCTTAAAGCCAAAGCTGGAGCCGTAGTCAACGACCTGCTGGCTGTCGGTGCTGCCCTGCAGGCTGAAGTTCGAGCCGTTGACCAGTTCGGTGAAGCTTGTGCGGTTTGTCGGATTCAGGCTGGCGGTCGTCCCCACCTTGACCCACATCCTATAGTTGAAGGCGGCGAAATAGCCCACGCGTCAATCCTGATGATCTGCCATAGCTTGCCCTTCGGCTGCCTCCAATAGTTCCATTGGCGTCGCCGCATCACTAATATGCAGCTCAAAATCAAGTCGATCATGGCCAACGCCAGCCGTTGCCAGTAATGCCAGCCGCAATTCCTCGCGGCCGATGTTCAACTGGTGCGCCACTGCATCAGATCCCATCCCGCTATCCATCAGCTTTCGTATTGCTACCCCAAGTTCTCGCACCTTGGCCGGTGCCTTGATCGTCCAGTTGTGGTCCCTTACATAATGTCGGCATTCGCCAATGGCATAAACGCCAACAATCGTCGACAATTTGCCGCGTTCAGGGTCCCATACCCTTGCGGCCTTGATAAACGCAATATCAACGCATGACGCTACATCTTCCGGTGCCATCATCGAAAATCGCTGCCGTAGCTTGCGAGTGAAATGATGCACCAGCTTTCGATGCTCGACATACAAAGCACCGATCCGCTTTGATTCTTCACGCGATAGCGGCCCACGTTGCTGCCGGCCGGGCTTTGATTCAATGCCCGGCAACGACAGCTGCACGGCTCAACTCCTGACCGTACGGATCGTGCCAACACTACCACGTGCCGACGATAAGCACAGGCAGCCGAACAGGTCGATCAGATGGGGCAGCATCGTCAGGGCATTACGGGCCGCTGGAGCGCCAGCGCCTGGGGGCTGAAACTCAACGGTCAGCACATCAACCGTTGCCCGCTTCAGGTTGGCATTAGGGATCCCTGGAATCAGCTCGTTGAACCCCGAGGGCGATGGGGTCAGCAGGGCCGGGGTCGTCAGCAGAGCATTGGCCAGATCGAAGGTGCCGGCCTTGACCTCTGACGGGATGACGTTTGATGCGTAGACCTTGTCACCACATTCAACGTCTGACCGTGGCCACAGCAGCGCCTGAGCACTCGAGGCCTTGTCACCAATCCACGACAGCTGATCGAGGTATGCGGTCGCGGCTATCAGCGCTCGACCCTTGTCGTCGGTCGTGACCGTTGCAGCTTCCCATGCCAACGTGCCAAGCCGCAGGTCCGCTATCGCATCGGCATCAGCGACCGTGAGGTAACTGTTGGCATTGGCGCCGCCAACACTGGCATCAACGGTGACGGCCATCAGATCCTCGCCTTCGACGACCGGCGGGTTTTCTCCATCCGCTTGACCTTCGCTTCTGCCTTCTTGACGACAGCATCAGACTTGCCGCCGCGATACATCTTCAGTTCCCTGACTTGGCTTCGAGCGGCCTTGTACTTGGCCTTGGCAGCATTGACCGGCGCCTTGCTCATCTTGGCCGGCTTGGACTTGGCCGCAGGCGCAGCAGCGGCAGCCTTGGTCGCCGATCGCTTGGTGCCGGTGCCAGTGGCCTTGTAGTAATCCCTGGCACGCTGAGCAACCAACAGGCTCCGGGTTGCCTTACTGCCGCCACCGGCCTTCACCTCGGCCCTGGCTGCAGTCTCCCGAGACTTGGCCCGACCTCTGGCAGTCGTGGTCTTTGGCGTGGCCTTGCCACCACCGCTACCACCACCAGAAGCAAATCGCCCCCTGCTGTCTCTGGCTTGCTTTTTGGCCACGGCTTAGCCTCCTTTGCCCCTAGGTTGCCGCCATTGTTTCAGCGCCTGGTTGAAATCCAGCTCGCCATCGGCCAGCCGATCCCCGAGCCGCTTGCCGAAAATATCGCGGGCGGCCTCACGGTTGCTCTTGACCCAGTCCCGCGCAGAGACCGTGAACGACACCTCGGGCCCCTGCAGCCCCTCGCCGCTAGGCCGTGATGCTCCAGGCTCATCGCGCCAGCCGGTCGGCACCAGATAACAGCGGCAGTTGAAATGCGGGCTCACCTTCTTGTAGTCGACCGAGAACCGCTTGCCGTCAAGGCCAATACAGATCGGACAGGTACGACCATCAAGCACTGCCGTCCATACCAGCGCCTTGGCAGTCCTGAACTCTGGACTGGTCTCAACCTCGTAGATCAGCTGTTGTGCAGCAGACCCAACCTCATGAACGCCGGTGCGGATGATGGCCTCGACTGCATTTTCCGTGGTTCGCACGACCGCATCTTTATAGGTTGCATACGTTTCGCCTGCAACGTCAGACAAGCCGAGCCGCACCAACCGCTCAACACGATCGGCAACCAACACCGGGATTGACTGCTGCAGGCTCTGGGCCAGCGTCTTACCGCCAACGATCGACTCATTGACGATTCGCGGCAGGCCTGCATTGGCAGCCGTGACAGCGCCAGCCCGAGGCAGGGGGTCACCTGCAATCCGGGCCAGATCACGCGCCAGCTCAAGCTGCTGCTCAAACCATGGCACCATCGCCTCCTGGAACCCCTGCAGGGCCGGCTGGCCCCACTGGCGGGCCATTGATGCCGCAATGGCACTGACGGCGGTGCGAATGGCCTGCTCACGGCCTGGCGATGGCGTCAGCAGGTCAGCAGCATCAAGGAATCGCCGTACAGACTGCAGGCTGAGGCGTAGATCACGCAACACCTGCCGCAGGATGCGATCCTCGGTCGTGCGCTCCCGGACGGCATTACGTAGGAACCGCTCAACGCTGCGGTCTAGGTCGGAGGCCATGCGCCAGGCTCGGGTTCAGTGCCGGACCAGACCTGGCCAGCAGAGCCGTAGGGCACCAGGCGGCGGCGCAGGTCGGAGGGCAGGATGTTGCGGTTGAGCACGACGTTGAGGAACACGCCGTCAATCGGCACAGGTGGGGTCAGCTCGTTGCCTTCGAGATCGTAGGTGCCGGGGACCTGCACGTCGGTGATGAGCTGCGCCTGGCCGAACAGTCCCGGCTGCGAGATCACCA